AGGAATTACGAAGACGTGGATTAAAACCTGTTGATGCAAATAATGATGTTCTTGATGGAATTAGCTACATGTCTTCTGAAATGCAAAAAGGAAATCTTTTCATTATGAATAACTGTAAAAACTTGATTAGAGAAATCGAAGGTTATGTGTGGGATTCTCGTAAAGCTGAAATGGGACTAGATGCTCCTTTAAAAAAGAATGATCATGCTTGTGTAGCTTACGGAACCGAAATAATGACACCTCTTGGTATGAGAGTAATTGATAAATTTGCTCATGATTTGCCCATGTTAAGTTATGATGTTGAAATGGGTATGATCGAAAGAGATATTGCTTACAATCCTTCATTGACACGTGAGAATGCAATTGTCTATGAACTTGAGCTGGAAGATGGGAAAAAACTAGTCGCAACTGGAGATCATCAAATACTTACAAAAAGAGGCTATATCGAATTGCAACAATTGACACTATCTGATATAGTACTAACATGCACCAGGAACATTTCGGAAAAAAATTCTATTTAGATAAAGAAACAGGTTATTGGATTTCAACAGATTATCCAAGAATTCGTGCTCATAGATGGGTATATGAATATCATTATGGTCCTGTTGAAGATGGGTATCATATTCATCATATTGATGGGAACAAATCTAATAATGACATTTCTAATTTGAAAAAACTAACTGAAAAAGATCACTTATCCATGCATATGACTATTGAAAGAAAAAAATGGGCTGCCGAAAGAATGAGTAAAATTCAACATTTGACAAAAGCGTGGCACGCAAGCGAAGAAGGAAAAGAGTGGCACTCGAAGCATGCGAAACAAACATTTGCAAGAAATAGCCCAGAAAAATCAATATGTGATCAATGTAAAAAAGAATTTGAAATTGATAAAATAGATTTAAAAAGAACTAGATTTTGTTCTAATAAATGTAAATCTAAATGGAGAAGAGATTCAGGCTTAGATGATATTGAAATTAAATGTGAAAAATGTGGATCTCTGTTTATGAGAAATAAATATTTAAAGGTAAGGTTTTGTGGAAAAAAATGTGGAAGTAGTAGGCGTAAAAATTAAATCTATAAAACGACTGGACAAACAACAAGATGTTTATTGTTTAGCGACAAAAAAGAATGGAAACATGATTGCCAATGGAATTATAGTGAAAAATTGCGACGCACTTCGTTATGCTGTGATGACGCATAAGATACCTAAATACTACGGTGATGATGTTAATTTTGGCAAGACTTTGGGTTTCAAAGAAAGTGCCTTTAGATAAAACCTTTAAGTAGTTTTTCAAATTAAATTTAAGCACTCCTTGCAAGTTATACTTCATTATTATACTTTCAGGTAAAAAGGAGGTCTTGTGGCTGCTCCAATTTCAACAAATGCTCAAGTTGGTGATATACGCGTAGATATGGAAAACTCTTGTAACTGTTGTTGGTGGAAAAAAAAACAAAAACCTACTACTCCAGTTTACGTTCATCATGATGGAAGAGTAGAAAGGTTTGATTCAAAAAAAACAACAGATATAAGACGTTCAACAAGAGATAGCCATGAAAACCTAAACAAAGCTATCTCTTATATGGCTAGGGAAAGGTTAATTCAATTGTCTCAGGTTTGGGAAGAAGCCGCAAAAAGAGGGATTTCTATAAACACAGAAATGCCTCTAATGATGAGAACGGTTAGAGATTTGGTAGATATTATAAATGATGCTTCTGTTTCCAAGTAAAATATGGAAAAAAAAATCAAATTTTAATTAAAAAACAAACTTTGTACGAATAAAATATTTAATGCTATATTTTAGGAATCGATCAAGTTGAGAGGTTCCTATCAGTTTTTACATGCCACCTTGGTTAAATTCCCTGGAACCTAATCAAGGGAACGTAAGACAATGGTTAGACAATCTTTATAGTAAATTCCAGCCAGTGGAGCAAGCTCGCTGGAATCAATCCAATATCGACACGCTTTTTTATGCAGGCGCTCAAGACTTTGTAAATCGGTATTTTGGTATGAATGCCGGACAAAGTCGTAACCAGTTTTATTTTAATTTGCTTCAACAGCCAGTAAATATGATAACTGGTTACCAAAGGCAACATCGTAAACAAATTTCTTACATCCCGACCGAGGGTTCTGACCCTAGAACTACAGACCAATACAATAAATTAATGACTCATGTTTGTAATACTCAAGGCATACATGAACAATTTTCCAGGGCATGTGAGCAATCTTGCATTACTGGTATGGTTTTAATGCAACCTTATCTTGATTATACAACTGATCCAGCGCAAGGAGATTTAAAACTTAAAGTATGGGAATACAATTCGTTTTTATGTGATCCATATGCTAGAGATTATTCATTTGAGGACTCACAATTTATATGGACTCAAGAATACATATCCAAAAAAGAAGCTGAAGAAAGATTTCCAGACAAAGTTAAAAGCATTGTACCAATGTCAGGGACTCCCCAAAGATACGGTAGCTTTTATTTTTTGCCTGAAAATTACAATATGGCCCGTAACGATTTAATGGTTTTAAGTTATGTTTGGTATAAATGGAAAAAAAAGAAAAAACGCCTTTATTCAGCTAAAAAAAATCAGTTTTTTGATTTTTCAGGTGGAGAAAATCAACTTGATGTTATTTTATATGCTATTCCTGATTTAGAAGTTGTAGAAGTTGAAGTGCCAACATGGAAACTTGCAACTGTTTTAAACGATCAAATTATGTATCAAGGAGATAATCCATTAGGGTTTGATTCTTGTCCTTTCATTCCTGTTTTTTGGAACTATGAACCACACATTAATTATTATGACTTGAGATGCAGAGGTTTAGTAAGAACCATGCGCGATACCCAATATCTAATGAACAGACGTATAATAATTAATCATGACATTAGCGAAGCAACTATTAACGCTGGCTGGATTAGAAAAATTGGCGCTATTGCAAATGAAGATAATTTGAAAAAATCAGGTCAAGGTTGGGATTTAATTTTAAATGAAGGTTACGAAATGACCGACATTCAAAAAATAATTCCTTCATCCGTTCCTGAAAGTGATATGGCTTTAGCTGATCAACTTCAATCTTTAATTTTTTCTACTTCAGGCATAAATTTAGAAAATTGGTCTGCACAAGATCAAAGTCAGGCATCTTCTTTAACTGTTATGTTAAAGCAGGCTGCAAATCTTATGGTGTTACAAAAATATTTTGACCAGTGGGATTACTCTTTAAAGTTACTTGGCAGCAAAATGTTAGATATAGTTTTAAATAATTGGAGCGCTGAAAAAGTTGGTCTTTTAATTAATGAAGAACCAACAGAACATTTTTACAGTAAGATATTTGCAAAGTATAACGTTATTGTAGAAGAAGGTCTTTTGACTCCGACACAACAAAACATGCAAGCGCAACAAATGATGGATTTAAACCGAGCATTTGGCAGAGAAGTCTTCCCTCCAAGCATGATTGTTCCTCGAATGAATCTTGCAGAAAAATCTCAAACTACAGAATTCCTACAGCAACAAGAACAGCAAGCAGCGGCAGCTCAAGGCGAAGCTCAAAATATACAGCATGCTTTTGAAGAAGCAAAATTGAAAGAAATGATGAGTAAGGCCGTATCAAATCTTGCCCAAGCACGTGAGAAGCAAGGACGGGCAGAAAGTAACATAGGTTTACTAGAAGAACGTTTGAGTGAAGTTTCTAAAAACCAATCACTTAGTGTCAAAGCTAAGATGGAATCAATTCAATCTTTAATGGACACAATTGCAAAATATGGAGAATTAGAAACAGCTCTTAAGGCTTCTAATATTGAGTCTTATAATTACCAAGAAGATATCAGGGAAAATCAGGAAAGAATGCAAGCCAAACAATCTTCTGAATCAAACAAATTCTTGACAGAACTTATGGGCAATTTGGGAAGCGGACAACAACAAGCAGAAGCTCCTCAACAAATTGGTCCAGAGACGTCTGATCAAATGATTTAAAGTAATTTCTTGAACAATATGGCCACACTGTTATAATGAAAGAATAAACAATAAAATAGGGGTTTGCCATGAGTGGTGGAAAAAGACTAGATGATCATTCAAACTGGATGGGTGGACCTAGCAAAGGTTCTGTATTCCCTGAAGGTGTTAAAATAAAGCATGAATTTTCCTCTAACGGTGCTGGAGAATTAAACATGTACGAGGACTCTTCTGAAGCTGTTAAAAACGCTCAAGAAATGGGACAAGGCAAAGTAAAATCACACTCACCAAAATCTAATTACAGACATTAAAATTTTTTGGTTGCAGTTAACTTTAAAAAGGAATCTATGAAAAAGCCTTTTAAAAATCCTATTGAGCCAAGAGAGAAAAAAAATGGTATTTTCCCTTGGTCATTTGCTGCACCATCTAAAGACCAATCAATGTCGGGCACACTAAGCGCCGGAGATAACTACGGAGTTGGTTTTAACCAACCGGTTGGCAAAAAACAAGCTAGTTCTGTAAATGAAAGCGTTGTGCCTCAAAAATCTTTTCGTGTTAATCCAAACGATTTAATATGAAAAAATCAAAGAAAAGTAAAATGTTTCACACAGATTCTAAGCAAAAAGGAATGGGTGATTTTTACGGTTCTGGAGTGCGAAATCCTATAGGTAAAGTAGATTCAAGTTATATGGATTTTAACGTTCTTTCTAAAAAAAAGCTAAGCAAGCCACCTAAAAAATTAGCTTAAAACGTTTTCATCAAAACTGTTTAAGTTTTTATTTTTTTGATTAAAAATAGCAACAGATCTGATGATTCTTTTAAATTCATTTATTTTTTCTAAACTTAAGTTGTTGTCATCGTATTCCATTTCAGCTCTTGCATGCTTATAATTTTGTATACTTGTCCATATTACTTCATTGTGGGTCATTTTGCCTGGCTCGTATTGATCCCAAAGTTCTTTTTTTGGCAAAATCCATTCTATATCGACAAGATCAGTTCCTTTTTTAGCTTTAAAAAGATAAGAGTTTGGTTCGGCTAAAGGTTTTGTAATTCTTGGCATCCAAATAATTCTTTCAGAGGGCACATCTTTCATTTCTTGCCAATGACCTTGAAAAAATAAATTAAATCTTTCATCCATACCTATTTGTCTAGAGTGTCCAAACACAT